TCGACAATGATCGACCAAGTGAATAGCCCCCCGCACTACGGACAAGGACATATCGAGTGTATTACCTATATTGAAGACTTCCTTACAAGAGAAGAATTCGTTGGGTACCTTCGTGGCAATATCGCCAAGTACATGCATAGATGGAGGTACAAGAATGGAGTAGAGGACTTGGAGAAAGCCCAATGGTACCTCTCTCGACTAGTGGAGACTCTTAGAGAATGAGGCATGAAGTAATTATTAAACGATTCAAGAAGTATACTTTCAAAGTAGAGTTTGAAGATAGCGGCATTCCTCTTGAAGCTCAGGTAACAGGCGCTATATTAGCTCTTGTAAACGCTGATGACGTAACAACAGATGACATAGAAAGCATTATTACTTATCATGGAAAAAACAATTCACACTCTAGTTGACGACATCCATAATGTTATCGAGGGTCAAGGTGGTTGGGACGAGTCCTACGCCAAGTGGTTTTCTGATGAGGTCTTTAAAATCTCTATGGAACGTTTTAGTAAGCCACAAGAACCTCGTGACTATCTAGGTCTCTCTGCCATTGGCACCCCCTGTAAACGTAAACTGTGGTACCAAGTGAATATGTCGGAGAAACAAGAGCCACTTCCAGTAAGAGCACTGGGAACGTTCTTTTACGGAGACCTTATCGAAGCTTGGGTTCTTTCTCTTGCCATGGCCTCTGGTCACAAGGTAGAAGGGATGCAGGACAGGCTTGATGTTCATGGCATTAAGGGCCACAGGGATGCCGTTATTGATGGTGTTACCGTTGACGTTAAGTCTGCCTCGGCTATGGCAATGAGTAAGTTTGAGAAACATGCAGTCAAAGAGGATGATCCCTTCGGCTACTATAGTCAACTGTCTTCTTATGTTTATGCAGGTAAAGATGATCCTCTTGTAACTGATAAGACTCATGGAGCTTTTCTTGTTGTCCAGAAAGATAGCTTTAAACTTGTTCTGGATATGTATGATTTCTCTGAAGAACTTGAAAATAAAGAAAAGGAAATCGAGGAGATTAAACGTCTTATCTCTCGTGGCGATCCTCCTCCCCGCCATAAGTGGGCCTATACTGACTACAAGACTCGTACCACAAAATACGCTGAGGATATGCCAGAGTGGAATTCCTCAAAGAAAGACTACACCGGTAACCGTAAGCTTTCAGTTGGCTGTAGATACTGTGCTTTTAAGGACCATTGTTGGCCCGAAAAAAGAACTTTTCTCTACAAGGGTAAGGCCCCTCTTGAGCTTACTGTTGTAAAGAATACGCCAAGAGTGCCGGAGTTAAAATGAGTAGGAAGTCAGGGATAACCGTAGCATCACGAAAGCAGAAAGGACGTAAGCTGCAACAAGCTGTTCGTGATATGATTCTTAAGTATTCTCCTTCTCTTGAAAAGGATGACGTTAAGAGTACAAGTATGGGTGCCAGCGGTGAAGACATACAGCTATCTCCTGCTGCCCGTAAGCAATATCCCATCAGTATCGAATGCAAGAGTAGGGCCAACTACGCTTTCTATAAGGATTGGGATCAAGCTGTTGCCAATGCGCCGGAAGGGGCAGAGCCAGTGCTGGTAGCCAAAGCAAACCATAGACCCCCTATGGTTATTGTTGATGCAGATTGGTTCTTCAAGAACTTCCCGAAAAGGATTAGAAAATGAAGATATGGCACGTAGTAGACGGTCCCTACCAAGTGGATCACTCAGACATACACTGGCTAGTATGCCTTATAGAAGTAACAGAAGGTAAACTTGAGACAACAGAACTCTACTACCCCAGCTTTGACGATGCCTACGAAGTAAAGAAATACTTTGATAAAAATATAGAGCCTCTTGAATACAACAGAGATGACTCTATATTAAATGATTGAAAGGATATAACTATGTGGTTTGCTATCTCTATGATGTGTGGTCTTTACAATGTTCCTACAGCAGTAGGCCCTGACGCCTGCCTCAGTGTTGTAAGGCTCGCTCCAACAGAAATGCTTTGCGAGATGGAGCTTACCTCCCTTGAATTTTCCATGGAAGGTCTGCTTAATAATCCTACCCATCCGGAGGCACGTAAGTCTCTCCTGAAGTGTGTTTATTTCGAGGAAGATTATGGAACCTAAGACAGCGGTTGTATTTACATGCGCTCACTCTGACCCGGAAGTAAGTAATGAACGTGCTACTTGGCTTGGAAACTTTCTTTATGATCTTCGGCCTGATTACGTGGTCGATCTTGGGGATACTATTGATCTTGCTAGTCTTAACTCGTATGATACCAAGTATCCTAAAGCCATTGCGGCTCAGAATTACGAGCGTGATATTGAGCATTATCATGACTTTCAAACTCGCATCAGGGAACGATTCAAGAAAAGTAAACGTAAGCGTCCGTCCTTCTTCGGGTTTGAAGGAAACCATGAGTACCGTATCAAGAAAGCTATTGCGTTTGATCCAAGGCTTGAAGGGACAAAGTATGGTGTTTCGTTTTCGCATCTGGAAACAAACAGATACTATGACGAATATTACGAATACCTATATTCAGCCCCCCAGATCGCTTGTATCGATGGTGTCTCATATGCTCATTACATTTCTTCTGGCAATTATGGTACTGCTATGTCAGGTGAGCATCATGCTTATAACCTCATTAAAAAGCGACACTGCTCTACTACTGTTGGTCATAGTCATAAACGTAGCTTTTATGCTAAGGATGACGCTTACCCTCAAGCATCTCTGGGATTGGTCGCAGGGTGTTTTAAGGGCAAGCAAGAACATTGGGCTGGACAAGCAAACAGTGAGTGGTGGAAAGGTCTGGTCATCAAGAGAAACATTGTAAACGGAGTGTATGATCCGGAGTTTGTTTCTATCGAGCGTTTGGAAAAAGAATATGGTTGACTGTAGCCGTACAAACTGTATAACTAGTGGGTCTGTGACATGAGGTTTAGAGTAGGACTTGTTATCGAAGTGGATGCTGATGCAAACTTCCTAACTGTTGACGGAGACTATAGGTCTTGCGTTGAGGAGTTGATGGAAGACTTATTCTACGATATCGATGACGTTACTGTAGAAGAACTTGAAGTAGAGAATGATTGAGGTTGATAATGTTGAATCCTGAAGAAATTGAAAACTGGAACGAAGAGCAAACTGTTGAAGAAAGTACTGGAGAAATGCTTAAAGAGTTTATTTCTACTTTTGAAGCATCCCTTGACCCTAGGCTGTGGATTAAACTTGTAGAAGAAGAAACTAAGGAAGTACTTGAGGCTCTTGAAAACACCAACAAAGAGGCGCTACTTAAGGAAGTAAGCGATTTGATGTATGTTACTATTGGTTTCAATCTTACTGTTGCTGGCGCTGAACAACTTGGATTGCTCAGTGTACGGGAAACGAGAAGCATGATGGATAAACTTAACGCTGCTTCAGATTCTCACTCCAAGGCTATGAAAAAACTTGGGAACCTCAATTACTTTGAGGCTTTTAGTCGTGTTCATCGGAGCAACATGAGTAAACTGGATAAGGACGGTAAGCCAATTAAAAGAGAAGATGGAAAGATTCTTAAAGGGCCTAACTACAAGGAACCTACACTAAAGGATTTGGTATGAGGCTTCTCCTACTCGCCTTTGTCCTTAGCGCCTGTAGCTACGATTCGTATATCGTAAAAAGTGACATGGGTGGGGAGCTACCAGAATACGAAGAAAGATTTGAGGAGTACGAAAAAGAAAATAAACAGGTAGAGATACGTGGCACCTGTGCTTCTGCATGTACAATGTTTCTTGGTCTTGATAACATATGTGTTTCCAAGAATGCTCGGCTCGGTTTCCATGGTTCTATGGTGAATGGTAATATATGGTATCGCCCCGGAACTGAACTGTTGTCAAGCTACTACACGCCCAGACTAAAAGAATGGTTCTGGTCTAACGCAGCCTTCTTATACGACGAAGATATAGTATGGTTATCTGGTGAGCAAGTAAGTAAACTTAATAATACGAGGATATGTTGATGAAAGAAGTAACTGACTACCAAAGGTTTATCATGCTATCTAGGTATGCTAGGTGGCTTGAGGATGAGAAACGAAGAGAAGATTGGGGAGAGACTGTCTATCGTTACGTAGATAACGTAGTCTATAAGGCTCTTGCCGAGATTGATTATGCTGGTGGTGTTGCTATCGAAATCGAGGAGGCTATCAGAAACCTTGAGGTGATGCCTTCCATGCGGGCTATGATGACTTCTGGCCCCGCCCTTGAAAGAGACAACACCTGTGCCTATAATTGTAGTTATCTTCCTGTCGATGATATGAAATCTTTTGATGAGGCAATGTTTATCCTGCTTTGCGGTACCGGAGTGGGATTCAGTGTGGAAAGGCAATATGTTTCTAGGCTCCCTGAAATCCCCGAAAGACTATTCGATTCTGATACAAT